GGGATGCATTTTCAAATCCAGCATTTAACTCAGAAACTTCTTGAGTATAGTCACCTAATGTAGACATAAACGCTATAATATTTCTATCTTGTTGTTTCTCTTGTTCTGTACGAATATCACCTAATGAAATTAACTTTTCATAATTATCAACTGCTGCAGTCGATGCATCGACGCTCGTATTAAATAAATCTATAGCTGTTTTAGATAAGCCATCTAATGCTATTTGTTGAGCAGCGCTTCCTTCTAATGCTTTAAATATGTCATCTGTCTGTAATCCGAATATCTCAGCTGCAGTTTCTTGTAAAAAGATATTGTCTCGTAATTGATTTCCATACTTTTGTACAAATCCAGCAAATAATTCTACTTGTTTGTTTGCATCTTGTTGCAAAACAGCTTGTTGCATTGCTACAGTTAAACTTTCACCATTTAGAGTTTCTAGTTTTTCTCCCGACAATACTTGGAATTCTATTTCTTTACCAATCGCAGATTCAACATCTAAAAATCCTTTTGCTCCATCTGTAATACTACTTAAAGAAACATCCAATTGTTTGGCTTTAAATAATGCTAATCCTAATTGACCCGGCATTTTACCAAATGTAGCTCGTTGTCGAGCATCTAATTCAGTAAATCCTTCTATAATATCTTTAAATGCACCTTTATATCCTAGCTGTTCGAATTGTGCAGCTACATCAGCAAAACTTTCTCGAGATCTCTGAAATGTTTTATCCTGATATACTAATGCTTGTGCTTGAAATCCCACAAAATTTTCGTATGCTTGTTCACTAACTTGAAGTTGACCTCGCAATTGATTATTTTGTTGTATTAATACTTGACCGTACTTATTAGTTTTTTTATATAAATTAGTAGATCCTCCAAATAAATTGGTTAATTCAACTACAAATTGTTTTTGTTTTTGTGCATTTAATCCTAGTGACTTGGCTATCGTTTCAATTTGTACCCCAAATTTAGCAGCTTCATTAGTATTTATACCAAATCCTTGAGATAATCCTTGATTTAACTGTTGTAAACTAGTTAGATTATCAACAACTTTAGAAATCTGATTTGATAATTCTCCAAATACATTTCGACGAATAATTTCATCACCGCCAATTTTATATAAGTCAAAAACCTGTTTAAGTCCGATTTCAACTTGTTTAAGTGGATCAGTTGCCTGTCCATGTCTAGGATAACGTTTTAATCTTTTAATTAACTGTAGTTGTTCCTGTAAATTCATAAAGAGTCTTACTTTATTATAAATATTTACAGTGGAGATTTTACAACTTTACTAGATTTCGCTGATTGTTTTTTACGATTAGTTTCGTCACGTTGTTTAGCTTCTTCTACCATATAATTTAGTTTTCGTATCCAAAATCTACGTAGATATACTGGCATATTATATAAATCCTGCCAAGTCCATCGGCCAGCACCATGCCAAACTAAATTAAATAATGACTCATGTAACTGTACACGGTCTTCTGCTTTAAAACCAAAAAAGGTCTGATCCAAGCGGAAACATTGAAGTGAAGGTGTCCCCAGACTCACCTTCAAATTCATATTCCATAACTACATTTGGCGTATGGGTTAAAATATATGTTCTAAACTTTTTAGCTTCGTGCGCCATAAATTTATATCGTATGAAATCTTGAATGTCTGTTTTTATTCTAGAGTCATTAACTTGTGTAATTGTATTTTCTAAAAATTTAGATATTGTTTGATTATCTTCATCGCTACTTATAAATTTAAATTTTAACGTAGTCCCATCTATTAACGTATAATCAAATTCACCGTTATCATCTGATACTAATTCAAAATCAGAATATCGCAATTTAGTTAAATCTACAACTCGTTCATATTCTTTGTTTGTTTCAGGATGTTTAACGACTACTGGATAATCTTTTCCATAACTTAGAATTCTAGCTGAAATAATTAATCCATTTTTGTCTACGCGAGTAATTGTAGAATAATCAACGGGAGTTATAATTAATGCCTCTAACAATTTATCTAAAACAACACCTTCTCGCATATATGATGGATTTGTAAGAATGTCTTCATCATATGCAGTCATATAACGCATTTCAATAGTTCCACTTCGTAATGGATGATCTTTTGGATAAACCATTCCCCGACTTACTAATCGTATAAGTTCACTAGGAATCGTACTACGTTTAGTTTCTTCATACTGTTTTTTAGCTAATTGTATTAAATCTTGATTTGTAACTCTGTCTGTCATTCCGCTCATTGTAAATCCTTTATAACTTTATTATAAATATCTAGAACATAAAAAATGGGGGCATATAACCCCCAAAATTAGTATTTCAATATTAATATTGATGAATAGCGTAATCGTATTTCAATGTTAATTCAATTGTTACAGCTTCTTCTGTACCCCAATCCATTTGTCCAAAGTTTGCATCTGAAATGAACGCTCCTTGCAATGTCCAGTTTTCAATTTTTTCACCTAATGCAGATAATGCATAAAATTCTAGGTTACGTTTGTAATCACTAGCATATCCATCTCTACCAGTTAATGATTCGTGATGGAATCGAATCCATTCCATTACTGCAGATGCACCTTCTGATGTGATAGGATCATATATAGTTATTGAAATATCACTCCATCGCGATTTTCCTTTAACTTTTCTATCAACATTAATATGATCTAAAACAATCTCACCGTTTGTAATTGTAGGGCGAGCTGCTGCCTTAACTAGATATGCAGGAATATTTGTACCTGCTAATTGCATAATAAATCTATTAGCATATTTCGGTTCCCACGAAAATGCACTTTGAAATAAATCATTCTGACTAATATCAGGTAAAGTTGGTGTTAATGCCATTTGGTATCCTTCATTGCTTTTTTATATAAATATCAGCAAAGTAAAAAAGGTAGAACCGAAGTCCTACCTTTTAATGATTAGATTTAAAATACTATTCCGGGAAACTAGCTCCGGTAGGTTGAATATTGAAATCTAAAATAATAAATTCAGCCGTACGTGTCGGTTGAAGGAATATTTGTCCGTATAAAATATTCTGATCAATCAAATCCGGTGTGTTATTTGAAGAATCCATAATAACTCGGAATGCATATAAACCTTGTTTAGATCGTACTTGATCTAAATACGGATTAACAATTGATAAAAATCTTAAACGAGTTGCATCAGTATTTTGTTCAAATACCAAATAACGTGTTGATGATGCAATAAACTTCTTAACTGTGAGCAACAAACGACGCACATTTACTCGGTCTAATGCACTCGGAACACCTTGCAAGGTCTTTTGCCCCCAAATAACTACTCCATCGTTAGGGAAGTTTGCAATAGGGTTTACGCGAGCTTCGTATAATGTATCTCGGTCTGATTGATTTAAGTTAGTATACACATCAGATACTGTTGTTAATCCACCACGGGTTAATCCAGCTGGTGCGTACCATGGTGCTGCAACTTTATCATTAAACGATAATACTCCTGGAACTACAACACTAGGTGGTACCCAAATTGGAACATTTTTTGCAGGGTTTACAATTCTAACCCATGGCCAATATGTCGCAGTATAATTACTATCTAATGTAGTAACACCGCTAACAACCGTTGAAATTGAATCAGTTAATCCATTAGAATCCATTACATAGAATGAATCTTGTCGAGCTTCTACTAAATCAATTGCTGCACTAGTAACAACACTGTGTGCACTATTAAGAATACCTGGAGTAACTAACATGTTAATGTCATAATAATCTGTATCGCCTAATAATGCAAATGCTTTGTTATATGCTTTAGTTCCAGATGTAGTAGTTCCAGAACAATCAAATCCAAATGTATTGAATTCATCAATGTATTGGCCGGAATATTTTTTCAAATTCGGTTTAGCACCATCAAATCCGCCTTGCATTGGTACAATGAATTTTCTTGTACTTAGTGCTACATTTGTTGTAAAATACGTTGAGCCCGTTGTTAATGCATTTTGAATACTACCTGAATATGGTGCAGTGGTAGTTGGGAATCCCGCCGATGCATCTTGATTCATATTACCTAAATAGAAATCTACGTTGCTACCAGTTACAGAACCAGATGTTGGAACCGCACACAAATAATTTAAATTGTTAACATTACCAAAGTCAAATCCAAAATAATTGTTTGTGCTATATGTTGTAGCAACTTGGCTTGTAACATATGATGTTGCAGTTAAATTCAATGAACCGGATGCCATTGGAATAGGTGCATTTAATGCACGGAATCCAAATGGAATCAAACTTTTATCATTAGTCTTAGTAGATACACCTGTTGATACGTCTACTCGAATATATTTTGAATTGTTTGGATATGCCCCATAACGAATAATTTTATTGTCATCAGATACTAATTGATAACGATCTCCAATTACACGTGCGATATATCTAGATGAGTCTGGATTCAAATTTACATTTTGGAATGTTTCGACAATATCCGGTGATCTATCTGTATCTTGAGATGAATATGGTGATCCTGGTATATTCGTTGTGTTTACTCTGCGAACTTCTACAGTAAAAGTACCATATCCTGCAGGATCTGAGACTTCAGATGATGTACGAATATCTCTAATTCCTATTTTAACTTCATGGTTTACAGAAGTTCCATCAGCTAATGCATAAAATTGAAACAAGTCTTTTGAAACACTTCCTACTTTTTGAGATGTTATCCATGGGGTGGCAGCTTTACCAGATAAATTACCATAATCTGTCAAAAGTTCATAATTTGATAGAATTGCTAACTCCATGGTAATATTACCTGGATTAGCGAATGAACTATATGCAGTCGGATTTGAATATAGTGCGTATGCTGGATAGTCTACAGATTTTGGTCCGTTACCAAATACTTTTGTAATATAGTTATTAGCATTTGGATTTATTGATGATGATATTGCAGTTGTTTGTGTAACTAGGAATGAACCATCAAATCCAATTGCATCATCTGATGCAGCAGTAAATGATCCGGAGATTTTTATTGCAAAAGATCCAGACCCTCCATCTAATAATACAGAGCTTTCAAATACCGGGAGTGTCCCGTCTTGTGTTACTGCTTGTACTGGATGTAATACGTGTGATACTACTTCTACTTTTCCAGCACCAGATCCAGATTTTGCAATGATTGCTAATGCACCGTTAGTTAATTTATACCCATCCTCGTAAAGAAGACGTGTTACTGTAATTACATTTCCGTTACGAAGATAATCTCGTACAACGAATGGAACGTATGAATCATCTGTATATGATCCGAACGTTGCAACAAATTCACTGTAATCAGATATCTGAGTAGGGATTAATGCTGGTCCTTTTACGGTTGGACCTACGATTGCTGCTCCAATTGTAGCAACGCCGCCGGCTAAAAACGACTGATCTACTTCGTTTGTAAATACGCCTGGTGAGACAATTCTTTCTGCCATTAAAATACTCCTATGATTTTTTTATTATAAATATGTTTTAATAAACTCAAACCTATTGTTCTGGAGTAAATGTACCTTCGGCAATATTAATTTGTCCTTCACCGTAACGTTCTTTAAGTTTATCAATAAGTTTAATTTCTTCTTGTTGAAGTCGTTCAAATTGATTCATTAATTCTGTTTCGCGTGATTCTAATTGTTCTACTTGTCGTTTAGCTAGATGTTTTTCAATTGAAATGTTTCCGATATATGAAGATACTTCTGCAAATTCCGTTCGTAATTTTTGTATTGCGTCTAGATGTTCTTTGTCTAATTTTTTTGTCATTGTAACCTTTGTTTTATTATAATGAATTTATGTGAGGAATCAAACCTTTTTAGGTGGTGGGGTGGATTGATCTGATCCAGTTGGTGGCGGAAGAGGTTAAAGAGGTTTTCTTATGGAAAATGTTGCTGCAAATGTACCTGATGATATTGATGGACTAATTGAACTCCATGCTCCCGATAAATACGAACTAGCAAACAATACGTCATATGATGTGATAGCTTCTTTTGTTGACTCAGCTACAAGGAAATACTGATTAAACGCAGTTAACCATTTATTATAATTTATATTAGATGTAATTATATTATCTGCGATAGTAACGATTCTAAAATTGCCGACTAATTCTGTTCGGGTAGAGTTTGTTGTATTAATAGTTGCAAACGGGCCAATTTGTACATAGCTGGATGAACTACTCGGGGCTGATGAAGCATATAACGTTAATCCTCGAGTAAATTGATATTGCAAGTTAATAGTTTGGCCATATGGTAAATGACTTGGGTTTATTGTTGATGTAACTGTGCCGGCGTATCCGGTAGTTGCAATTTCCGTTGGCCAATTATAAAAAATGATTGATCTTGGATTGATTGGATCTACTTTTTGACTTGTAAGTGCGGTCCAGGCAGTCGGCTTTCTGTCACCAGGCAATGTTTCTGACAATCCATATAATACATCTTGTTGGTTAATGTATAATGCAGTTCCAGAATTAATTCCGGTGCCATAATAATATACCGGGGCCGTTAAATCGTATGTTGTTAGTTCAGGCGTTCGATCGCCGACTAGTTTATAACTAACTTTAGTGTAGTCTGATTCAATAATTGGTTTACTAGTTGATACCGTGGGCAACGTTACATTTTCCCGATTGGCTTCTAGTTTTGTCAAATTTGCAAATTCAGTGTCGACTGTGGATTGTATTGCATCGATATCCATTGTAATTGTCGATGCATCAATTTCTCCTCGTTTTACAGCCGTAATTGTATTTTTCAATACTCCCTTTGTAGCACGGTTAGCAGATTGAATTGCTGCGGTACGATAATTCGAATCTAGTTTTTGATTGTTGTTTATAGTAGTTAAATAAGCACCTAATTCCGTAGTAGTCGTATCAATCAACTGTGCGGCTGATGCAAAGGCTGGATCATATTCAACAACTTCCGTAGAAGCAAAATCATCAAATACTAAGCCATCATTATTAACAATGTGTTGATATAATATAGATTTTGCGGCTGCCATATCTGTTACATCTCCATGGCTATTAGTTGTAGTTCCTAGAAGCATGGCTGCTGCTAGCTCGACGGTTGAATCAATATATGTTGAAAATGCTTGGGCTGTAAATGCTTCTTCTGAATCTGTTAATGATGCTTCGATAAAATCTTTTGTTAGTATTTCAGTCCTAGTATTTTCGTTGGTATAAAATCCAAATGCCGGCATCAGTGTATCAATTACATAGTCTATAGCATCTGTGTAAAATTCATATACACCGTGTTCTACTGCTGCTGCTGCTAGAGTGGTAATAGGTGATATAATATTCTCAGGGCCACTGATAAAGCCTTTTAATTCGCCTTCAAATGCTAGACCAGTAATGCTATCTGTTCCTCCTGTGATTACAACTTGATCTGATTCGGTTAATTCAATTGGAAATTGAAACCGACCTAAGGTGTCAGTTGTTACGGATACTCCTGCTGCGGTTACAGTTGCACCATTTAATGGACCATCAATTCCTGCGCCACTTGTTCCTGAGCTAGGTGCTCCTGGGACTCCTCCTATTGCGGTATTCATAGCGAACCAATCACGTTCAAATCTTTGTTGATTTTCCCATAGGAACCGACGTTTTTGTTCGTGTAATGGTAAACTAACAATTCTTTGTTGTTTAATAAATTGTTGCCATGTTAATAGTGCCATATTTTTAAATCTTTTTAAATTAACTAATTTTATTATAAATATTATAATTGTATAACAACATTATATCCTTGCTCTTCATACCATGTTTTTGCAAGTTCATGTGCTGCTTCTACACTTTGAGTTTGAGTTTCAAGATCGATATCTTGAGTTAGATTACCAGTTGGTAAATCTGTTGGTAAATAGTTTCCAGCCAAGTACGCTGCGTGATCTGCATAAGTGTAGAATGAAATCTCCATAGTTGTACCATTTGGGCGACATCCAAATTCTAAACGATTATAAACACTAGATAATTCAATCGACGTACCTTGTACAAGAATCTTTTTTTCGGTGGTTGGTGTGATGATTAAAGCCATGATATTATTTCTATAATAATTGTTTTTAATAAATATGTTAAGACAAAGATCCAGATCTCCAAGCTCCACCCAACCAAACGTATATTTTGTAATTTCCACCGGTTTGTCCAAATACGATTTCTCCATCTTTTCCTGTGTATGCAGGTGTACCAGAAGATGTAGGAGATACTATGAGTGAACCTGATACCTGCAATGATCCAGATATGGTTACACTACCGGATGCTGCTACGAGCAGATTGTGTTGTATTGAATTATTAGGGTCTCCATCTCCTACAATAAATGCACCTGGTGCAGAGATAGGCTTATTCCCCATACCCACTACAGATTGATACCAGCCTAGTGTTTCGACCCCGTACCCAGCTGCATGAGAATACTCTCCTATAGTTTTAGCACTACTACCTTCAGCATGCGAACTGTTACCTAAGGGCACATCAGCAGTGGGCGGATTTGGAGTTCCATAAACACCTATTTTTATTCGATTGAAATTCGAAAACGTAGTAACTGTGTTATCGACTAACGTTATTTGCGTTAACGATGATGTAAATGCTGAGGATGATACTTCGAATAGGTATGTATTTTGTAGTGTACCGTTAATAGTGTCAAGATCACCACTACTATCAAAAACTACCGCGAAACCACCAGCACCAAAATTCCCTGTTTGATCACCATATATTGGTTCGAGGTTAATAACGCCGCCGGTTATGTGAGCATTTATTCGATATGCATTGTATCCAGCTGTTGTACCTTCACCTTCTGCATGTGAGTAAGAGCCATAAGTAGTACCTTGGCCTTCTGCGTGTGAGGCTGCACCGTATGCTTCACC